GCCTTCTAATCCTTGCGATTCTTCCGATACGTCACCTCCGGATTCGAGGTTCTTCATCATGTTATACATAACTTCTGCCCCTTTGTCCACATCTCCATCACCTGCATTTCTAACAGCATCTGCTGTAAATACAAACTCATTTTTAGATAATCTTGCAGGGACATCGTCTGCTTTTTCCATACGTCCGATAGGTACAAATCCACCATCTTCTCTTAAATCCATTTCTTTACCACCCATATCTAATAATGGCATAGTCTTTTTAGCTACAGGTTCTTTCATAGAACCACCTTCAGCTCTAAATCTTCTTGCTCTGAGATCACCTGTAATATTACCTTGCGCTCTTTCTAAAATAGATCTTCTAGCTGCCTCTATGTCTATACCTTCACCTCTTGATAATTCCTGTGCCTCTTCTTCTTGTTCTGGTGTTAATAATCCTGCTAATGCTGATGCTCCTGCTATAGCTGCTGTTACACCACCACCTGGGATAGATCCTAATGCTCTTTGAAATAAATTTTGTTTACCAGTTAATGCAACTTCATCAAATAAATTTGGAGATAATTTACCGCCCATAAATCTAGTAAATGCTGTTCCTAAATTAGCTTTAACAGCACTTGGTGCAAATATTCCAAATCCTGTGCCTGCTCTAGCAGCTCCTGCACCTAAAGCTCCTAATCCTGCTGTTCCTGCATATAACAATGCAGCTTTACCTACTGGTGATTTTGCAATCTTCTTAACTGTTCTTGTAACTTTCTTAACAAGTTTACCTAAACCATACATCTGTCTTGCAGATTCGAAATCAAACTCACCACCTATTGGTCCACCATCAGCTCTAAATCTTCTTGCTAATTGAAAAGGCTCTTCTACCTCTGGTTCTTGTTCCTCGGTGCTTGGTGCTTGTCCTCTAGCTAAAGCGGCTAGATACTCTGCCTCACTACTAAAACCTAATTGTGCCCAGTATGGAACAGGTCCATCTCCACCTCTTGCAGTATCACTTGGTGGTCCTTGGTTTGGTAACTCTAACATTGATCTTGCTTTACCGGTTTGAAACGCTGTTTTTAAAAGAGTAGGAATAGCAAACATAGGATTAAATAATGAAAGACCAGTTAATAAGCGATTAGCTTTTCTTGCAGCATTTAAATTTTTTGCAAAACTTGTAATAGTATCTTGTCTATCTTTTGTAGGAACATCTACCTCTGGATCAGGATCTCCTAATGCAGCTAAAGCTCTTTGATTAGCAGCGGCTGCAGCTCTTGTTCTAGAAGCTCTTGCTCCAATTTCTCTATCATCTCTACCACCTCTATCTCCAAAACCAAAATCTTGAGAACTAGCTGTCCCTAAATCAGCACCACCACCTCGAAATCCGGTACGTCCACCTTGTGCTAATAATTGTTTTGCTATTTGAGTTCTAGTTATGGCCATTTATCTATTCTATTTTGTTTCTCCAAATAAATCAAGGCTAGGCATGATAACTCTAACATCTTTTCTTATGTCAGATTCTGGTATATTCTTAGCTTTCCATTCAGAATCGTCTTTATATACTTCACCTGTCTTCATATTTGTTATTGTTGTTATAATCTCTTTTGGTTCTATTGTTGGGATATCTTTCATTATGTTGTTACCTCTCGCGGCTGTATTTCTAATATAGAAGCTACGACGTGCAGCTCGTTCGCGTCAGCAGCTTGTACTTTTAATGCTTCTCCCTCTTCCATAACAAGTGGGTTTGTTAAAAGTTCTGTTGTGGCTTTAGATGCTATAGCCTTATCTTTAAATAAATTAAATATTGCACCACTAGCATTTACTAAAGTTATAGTTATTGTGCTTCCTGATCCGGCATCTTCGGATACTAACAATGATTTTACAACAGCAGCTTTAAAACTAGGCACTGTATACAGTGTTGTTAAATCTGTTGTCGTTAAATCTGCTTTTTTATTTATAAAACTATTTGCCATTAATTTAAAAAGAAGTTAAATGCTTCTACTTCATCCT